AGAAATTCTTGCTGAAATCAACCGCGAAGTTATCCGTACGATCTATAAGGTTGCTAAGCCAGGTGCTGCTTCGACAGCAACTGCTGGTACTTTCGATCTTGACGTTGACTCAAACGGTCGTTGGTCAGTAGAGCGTTTCAAGGGTCTTCTGTTCAACATCGAACGTGACGCTAACGTAATCGCTCAAGACACCCGTCGTGGTAAAGGTAACTTCATCATCTGTTCGTCAGACGTTGCTGCTGCTCTTGCAATGGCAGGTATGCTTGATACTGGTGCTGCACTTTCTGGTTCGCCAACTCTGAATGTTGATGATACAGGCAATACTTTTGCTGGTGTTCTTAACGGTCGTTACAAGGTATACGTTGATCCTTACTCAGCAAATGCTGGCGCTGCATCGCAGTTCTACGTTGTTGGTTATAAGGGTGCGAATGCTTATGACGCAGGTATCTTCTATTGCCCATACGTTCCACTACAAATGGTTCGTGCTATCGACCCTAACACCTTCCAACCTAAGATTGGTTTCAAGACTCGTTACGGTATGATTGCTAACCCATTCGTTCTACAGTCGAACGGTACAACTGACGCTGATACATTCACCGCCAACCGTAACCACTACTATCGTCGTGTTAAGGTTACTAACCTTATGTAATCAATACCTCTTCTCAGAAGAGAGGGTTGCAGAAACTGGGGGGAGCAGAAATGCTCTCCCCTTTTTTCATTATAAATATACAGCAATGGAGGAATTCAATGGTAGTATCTACAACAACAAACATCACTGAAGGATCTTGGATCAACTCACAACCTAGCGATCTTGATTACCTAAAACCAAATGGTTTCAAGTTCCAGATTCACACGCTACCAAACGTATCATATTTCTGTCAAGCAGCAAATATTCCATCGTTCAGTATTGGATTTACAACAACTGAAACTCCTCTTTCTGCTTTGTTTAATCCAGGAGAGAAACCACAGTTTGGCGAACTTGTCATTCGGTTTCTCGTTCAAGAAAATATGGCGAATTATAAAGAACTCTATAATTGGTTGACTGGTCTTTCATTCCCAGAAAATCATGATCAATACAAGAACTGGAACAGGTCTCAGTCATATAGATTCCCAGCTGTTCCAGAGAAACGACTAGGTGCAGTTACTAACTTCTCAGACGCTGACTTCTTTATTCTAGATTCGGATAACAACCCAAACGTCAAGATCACATATTATGATCTATTTCCTATCAGTCTCGAAGCATTGGACTTTGATATTGCTGGTGGTTCTGTTGAGTATCTTGTAGGCGTTGCTGCGTTTAAATATAGATATTATACAATCGAGACAGTATAAAATTATATTCTGATTAAATTATTCTTTGTGAGGTAATATGAAACTATCTGAAATTCAAGACATGTGGTCAAAAGATGCTAAGGTCAACGAACTAGATCTTGGTAAGTCTTCGATTCAAATCGCCGAACTGCATGCAAAATATCTAAACATTTTGAGTAATACCAAATTGCAACTTCGCAAATGCGAGGGGGATTACTTGCGTCTTCGCCGCACCAAGTTTAAATACTATCGCGGAGAAATGACTCGCGAAGAACTAGAAGAACTTGGGTGGCATCAGTTTCAGGGATTAAAACCACTAAAGAACGAAGTCGAAGATATTGTTAACTGCGACGAAGATATTATTCGTTGCGTCGATAAAGTTGAATATATGAAAGCAATGCTCTACCAATTAGAGCAAATTATCCGTTCGCTAAATGGTCGTGGTTGGGAAATCAAGAATGCCATTGAGTGGACAAAGTTTACTAACGGATTGATGTAGTGCCCGACTTAACAGTTACCAAGAAAGATGAAGTCTATTTGAATATCGAAAGCGATCCTTCGATTGCTTCGGAGTTGAATGACTATTTCACTTTCGACGTTCCTGGTGCAAGATTCATGCCAACCTACAAGGCAAAAATGTGGGATGGTAAAGCACGAATGTTTAACATGTGGACCAAAGAACTTTATGTTGGTCTGCTTCCATACCTGAGAGAGTTTGCCGCAAGATCTGACTATGATATGGATGTCAAAATGGATCCGATAGGCGATCCTGTTGATATTGAGTACCTAGAGGAATTCGCTGAGAGTCTGAACCTTACCTCGCAAGGCAATCCGATTCAGGCGAGAGAATATCAAATCGATGCTGTCAAATATGCAATTCGTATCGGCAGAACTCTGCTTCTCTCTCCCACTGCATCTGGTAAATCCCTAATCATCTATCTACTACTGCGTTACCACCAGAAGTTTAATCGCAAACAGTTGGTCATTGTTCCAACGACATCGTTGGTCGAACAAATGTATGGTGACTTCGCTGATTATTCACACGAAGATGGTACGTGGCATGTTGCGAATAACTGTTCGAAAATTTATGCAGGTTTTGAAAAATCAAACCAAGCAAACATCGTTATCTCAACATGGCAATCCATCTACAAGTTACCAAAAAAGTTCTTTGATGACTTTGATGTTATCTACGGAGATGAAGCACACCTTTTCAAAGCGAAATCTCTTACCTCAATCTTCAATAAATGCACCAAAACTAAGTTTCGCATTGGAACCACTGGTACTCTCGATGGAACTAAGACTCACAAGTTAATTCTTGAGGGTCTGTTTGGCAAGGTTCATCGGGTAATTACTACCAAAGAACTGATGGACAATAAAGATCTTGCTGATTTGAAAATCACCTGCCTACTTCTAGACTATACCGACGAGACTAAAAAGGCAGTTAAGAATAACACATACCAAGAAGAAATGGACTGGTTGGTTAAGAACCACAAACGAAATGTCGTCATTCGTAATCTCTCTGTAACGCAAAAAGGTAACACGCTAGTTCTCTTTCAATTTGTAGAGAAACACGGTGATGTTTTATATAAAATGATCAAAGAAAAAGCAGGAACTTCTAGAAAAGTTTTCTTTGTTTATGGTGGAACAGATACAACACATCGAGAACAAATTCGTGCTATTACTGAAAACGAAACTGATGCAATTATTGTTGCCTCCTACGGCACCTTTTCAACGGGAATAAATATACGTAACCTCCATAACGTGGTATTTGCTTCTCCATCTAAATCTCGTATTAGAAATCTCCAGTCTATTGGTCGCGGATTAAGAAAGGGAAATCAGAAAGAACGATGTAATCTTTTTGATATTGGTGACGATCTCTCCTGGAAGTCAAAGAAAAATTATACGTTGAACCATATGGTCGAGCGTATCAAAATTTATAATGAAGAAGGTTTCAACTACAAAATTGTAAGGTTGGCGATTGATGACTGAATATTATATCAGACTACTTAAACTGAAAGATGGAGAGATGATTATGTGCTCCACTGATGCTGTCGGAACCACAGATCTAGATTTTAGAAAAACAATTAGCGTAAAGAATCCTGTTCAGATTCTTCCATACCAAGTCTCAACACCGAATGGAAATGCTGAAGGATTTGCATTCAAAACATGGTTGCCGATTTGCGAGGGTGCAGAATTTCAGATTGCTTCTGACAGTATTATGGTTGTGGGTACATTAAAATCAGATATACAAACCCAGTATACATCATATATTGAGATGAGAGACAACCCACCTATTGACGAAGATGATGTCTTCGAAGATTGGCATTCAGAACTTTTTAACAGGCATAAGCTACTTAACTAGAAGGTTTATTTCATAGACGACATAGTCATTATACTGTAAATTCATGAACATGTCAATAGATTTATTGAAGAAAAAATTAAATAAAACTATTTACTTTTGGTTGTATTCACGGTATAAAGGAGTTATATTAATGAGGATTTATAATGGCAAAGTTAAAGACTAACGTACATTACGTGAACAATAAAGAATTTCTCGCCGCCATAGTGGCGTATCGAGAAAAGGTAATTGCTTCCAAAGAAAACGGTACACCGAAACCTCGATGCCCGAACTACATCGGTGAGTGTTTTGTTAAGATCGCAAACCATCTCGCATATAAAGCAAACTTTATCAACTATACCTATCGAGAAGAGATGGTACTAGATGGTATTGAAAACTGCATTACTTATGTTGACAACTTCGATCCCGCCAAATCCTCAAATCCCTTTGCCTACTTTACTCAAATTACATACTATGCTTTTCTGCGTCGAATTCAGAAAGAGAAGAAGCATATGGCGACCAAGTATCGCTACATTCAGAATCTAGATATCAGCAGTATCATTACCGAAGATGCAGATGGTTCTGAGCATACCAATGAGTTTATCAAATATCTTCGTAAGCAAATCGATGATTCGCATGATAATTCTTTTGAGAATCAACCACCAAAGAATCCCATGCCAAAACGTCGACCAAAATATTTTGATAAGAAAGAAGAAAAAAGCCTTGACTCTTGACCGAGTTTAGGGTATAGTGGTTCTATTATTAATGTAAGGAGTTTTATATGAGTAAGTTTTTTAAATGGGTTTCTGAAAATACCACAAGTCTTATAGTCGCTGCTGGTTTGGGTATTCCACTTCTTCTCCTTTTCTATATTGTCGGAAAGCACGAAGAAAATGTATCACAAGTTACTCGACAGAATTCAGGTTGCATCTATCTCGAATCCAGTCGTCTTGGTGTAGATCAACACTACATGCTTTGTGATGGGCGGATTAACCTTGTGCATCTTGCCGCTGATGGCGAAGTCCCTGCAGTTGAAGCCGTCGATGTAATTCAGAATGCGGTTGATGAACCTGCTCCTGCTACCGTATCAACCCCTGCTAAGTGAGATTATTATGATAATTAATACACAACTTCTAACTAATGATATAGTTTCGGACATGCAAGAAGAAGCAGGTGAATCATCACTAAATGCCAACATCTATTTTGACATTCGTGGTGCAACACCTTCTGAAAAGGCAAAGGTGCGAGCAATCCTCGATGAATTTTATGCAGATATTCGTAAGGCGATCCGCTCTGCATGAAAGTTGCACTAATCACGGACACCCACTTTGGTGCACGATCGGATTCAATTCCGTTTGATAACTTCTTTAATAAATTCTATACAGAAGTTTTCTTCCCCCATCTTGAGCGTGAACAGATCAAAACGATTATCCACTTAGGAGACGTTTTTGATCGACGGAAATACATTAATTTTAATACACTGAAGAAGTGTAAGGAATATTTCTTCGATCGAACTGCCGATCTTGGTATCGACGTTCACATGCTTGCAGGAAACCACGACACATTCTTCAAGAACACCAATGAAGTCAATGCACTTGATCTGCTACTACGAGAATATCCTAACGTAATTACCTATTCTGAGACAGAAGATATTATCGTTGATGGTAAAAACCTACTACTAGTTCCTTGGATTTGTTCGGGCAACTATGATCAGACTATGGAGATTGTTAATGCCTCAAATGCACAAGCCGTATTCGGACACTTTGAATTTGCTGGTTTCCAAATGTATCGTGGGCATACGAATGATCATGGAATGGATACTAAACTTTTCAGCAAGTTTCCTCTTGTTTGTTCTGGGCATTTCCATCATCGTAGTCGTATCGGTAATATTGTTTATCTTGGTAATACTTATGAGTTTACTTGGTCTGATTATAACGATCCTCGAGGGTATCACATCTATGATACGGAAACTAATGAGATAGAATTTTATGAAAACCCGAATAGAATCTTTCATAAAATCTATTATGATGACACTACTGACGATCCTAGTTTGCTTGATCTTAGCACACTTGTTGGGACTTGTGTTCGTTTAGTCGTTGTTAAGAAAACTGACTTCTATAAGTTTGATCGTTTCGTAGACAAACTATATGACTGCAATCTTCTCGAACTAAAGATCATTGAAGACTTCTCTGAGTTTGAGACTGAAGCGATGGACGACGAAGAATTCAATGTCGAGGATACTATGACTGTTCTTTCGGATTTCGTTGATACTATCTCAACCGATTTAGAAAAGACTCGGATCAAGTCTATTTTACAGACTCTCTATGTTGAGGCACAGAACGTTACAGTATGATAAATTTTGCAGCACTTCGATGGAAGAATCTTCTGTCGACTGGTAATCAGTTTACGGAAATTAAATTGAACCGTTCTCCTAGTACACTAATCATTGGTGAGAATGGTGGTGGTAAATCGACGATGCTCGATGCGCTTTGTTTTGTTCTCTTCAACAAACCGTTTCGTAACATTAACAAACCGCAGTTGGTAAACTCTATCAACAAGAAGAACATGCTGATAGAGATTGAGTTTCAAACTGGTCGCAAATCATATAAGATTGTGCGGGGAATCAAACCAAATGTGTTTGAGATTTATGTAGATGGTGAACTGATCAATCAAGATGCTGCTGCTCGTGACTACCAGAAGTATCTTGAAGAATCAATTCTCAAGATGAATTATAAGTCGTTCACCCAGATTGTTATTCTGGGAAGCGCATCCTTTACTCCATTTATGCAACTTCCTGCGTTCACTCGTCGCGAAATCATTGAAGACATTCTTGATATTCAGATCTTCACTACGATGAATAGTGTGTTGAAGGATAAACTTATTGAGATCAAAGATAAGTTGACTGCTGCAGATAGTCGTCTCGAGGTTCTAAAGCAAAAAGCAACTCTACAGAAAGAATATGTAGATACTCTTGAAGCAAACAAGGAGAAACGATCAGATGAAATTCAATCACGCATTTTCTTTGGTGAACGAGCAATCATCCAGTTCCAGAGTCTCGTTGCTACGCTTGAAGGTGAAAAGATTACGCATGAGGATGCCTCGGCAGCACTCGGAGATCTTACATCAAAACAAAAGAAACTCGATCAATTCAAAACCAAGTTTTCCACTCAACTCCGAGATCTTCAAAAGGAGGTGGCGTTCTATGAAGGCACGGATGAGTGTCCGACGTGTAGGCAAGGGATTGCTCATGATCATAAAGAGACCATCGTATCATCCAGACAAGAGAAAATCCAAGAACTATCTTCAGGAATGGAAAAACTCCAGAAAGAATTTACAAAACTTGAAGAACTTATCGCGGAGAATGATGTTCTTTCCGAACAAATTTCAGGACTGAATAAAGAGATCATTACTCATAACAATGAGATTATTGTTCAACAAAGATTAATCCAAGCACTCAATCTAGAACTGAATGACATTGCTACAAAGACTGCAGACATTGATGGCGAGAAAGATAAACTAAAGACATTCGCGAAGGATGTTCTTGCGCAGAATTCCGAGAAGGCGAACCTGAATGAAGAAAAGCATTACATGGACGCTGTTTCGACATTACTCAAGGACACTGGTATTAAGACTAAAATTATTCGGCAGTACCTTCCAGTTATCAATAAATTGGTGAATAAATATCTAACTGCCATGGACTTTTTCGTTCAGTTTAATCTAGACGAGAAGTTTGACGAAACGATTAAGTCTCGTCACCGTGATGACTTTAGTTATGCTTCGTTCAGTGAAGGTGAGAAACAAAGAATCGATCTGGCGCTGCTGTTTACTTGGCGTACAATCGCTAAGATGAAGAACAGCGTTGCGACTAACCTGCTGATTCTCGATGAAGTGTTTGACAGTTCTCTAGATAACAATGGAACTGATTATGTAATGGCATTACTAGATACTCTTGGAGAAGAAACGAATACGTTTGTTATCAGTCACAAGGGTGATCAACTGTTCGATAAGTTCCGCAGTTTGATAAAGTTTGAGAAGAAAAACAATTATAGTGAAATGGTGGTATAATGGAACTGTTGAAGATTAGTGATCCTCTTTTAAGAGAGATCCCCGTTGAATTTGATTTTGAAACTCAGAATGCACAAGAACTCTCGGATGCTTTGTGGACAAAGTGTCGAGAACTAAAGGGACTTGGTCTTTCTGCCAATCAAGTTGGTATCGATGCAAAGGTTTTCGTTATGGGAACTGATGAAACAAACAGAAAGAATATCTTTAATCCAACGATTGTTTCTCTTTCTGACAAAAACAATATTGCGACTGAAGGTTGTTTGAGTCTTCCTGGTATCTGGTTAAACATTCGTCGACCAGAGGAAGTTACCATTTCATATCGCAATGTTCAAGGTGAATATGTCGTTGAGCAACTTGCTGGTCTAGAGGCAAGAATCGCTCTCCATGAATACGATCATATGATCGGTATGAATTTTATGGATAGAGCATCAAAACTAAAGCGTGACATGGCAATCAAATCTCTAGAGAAACGAGCAAAGAGGTATATTCAAAAAAATGTCAGACAAAACGTATGATTTTGGATTCACGTTTGAGGATCCAACCGAAACAATTATCCAACAACCAGCACAACAAATCGACTCTGGTGCCCAAGATGAGATTATGGCGAAACTGTCTGAACTCTCTGCTAGAATTGCAGGGACAGATGCAACTGGTATCGTCGCTGAACATAAGGCATTACTACAACAAGAAGTTTCATCGAAGTTGAGAGAAGTCGAGGATATGATCTTGCCTCTACTTTATAATTTAAAGAAAAATCCTGAGCGTGATTATATACATTGGCCAGGAGAAACAAGGACCAAAACAATTGACGCACAAATTGACAAAATCACAGCGATCACGAGATACTATGACCGACTCTGAAACTTTTGCCACTAAACAAAAGTTTTTTGTTGAACCTGCTGCGAAGATTTTTAATTTTTACCTTTGTGGTGAGATTAAAGAAGCAGAAGAATATATTGAATGGTTTCAAATTCTCCGATCCGTTGGTGAAACTGACATCGTTTACATCCGCATTAACAGCGAGGGTGGAGATTTGTTCTCCACGTTGCAGTTGGTTCGAGCGATTCAAGAATCCTCTGCTACGATTATCTGCTCAGTCGAAGGAATTTGTATGAGTGCTGCCACTCTGGTTTTCCTGAGTGCTGACCGTTACGAACTTTCTGATCACACAATGTTTATGTTCCACAATTACTCAAGCGGAACAATCGGTAAGGGTGGTGAGATGTATGACCAAATTACCCACTTCCGTGTATGGTCTGAGAAACTTTTCAATTCTTTCTATAAGGATTTTTTAACCGACGCAGAGATTAAGTCGATGCTCGACAACAAAGATATCTGGTTGGATGCAGAGGAAGTTGCTAAACGACTTGAACACCGAGTTAAAACGCAGGAGAAACTCGAACAAGAAGAATCTGCTAAGAAAAAACCAAGAAAGAAACTTCCAATCGAATAAATAGGCTTGACTTTTCTAGAAAAATCAGGTATACTGTTTGTATGATAAAATTTAAAGATTATATTGCTGAGTCTAAGGAGGGTGCTGGTCTAACCATTTGGGATATTGACGAGACCCTCTTTAACACTAAAGCACAGATCCATGTCGTCAAGGACGGCAAACTGGTAAAGAAACTCTCCAACACTGAGTATAATACATACACTCGGAAACCTGGAGAGACCTACGACTTCGTTGAATTTAAAGACGCGAAGCATTTCCGCGACACCTCTGAACCTATCGCTCGAGCAATCGCGAAGGCAAAGGCGATCCACAAAAACATCAAGAATCGTGCTGGCAGCAAGATGATAATTATCACTGCTCGCTCGGACTTCGATGATCGTGAAACTTTCTTGGACACTTTCCGTCAACAGGGAATTGACATTGATGATGTGCACGTTCACCGTGCTGGTAATCTCGATGCTCCCAACTCTGCTGCGGGTAAGAAAATCTTCATAAAACAGTATCTCGACTCTGGTAAATATGGTCGTGTTCGCCTGTTTGATGATGCTATCTCAAACCTAGATATGCTGCTAGGTTTAAAGACTGAATATCCAGATGTTGATTTTGAAGCATACCTTGCCCATCATGATGGAACGATGACAAGATATCGTAAATAAGGGCTTGACTTTTGTTAAGTTTTAGGGTAGAATGGAATAATAAGGAGACGAAAAATGATTAAGTCTGTTGTTGTAAGTTTAGTTGCTCTGAGTGTTGCTTTTGTTCCTGTCGCTGCTGAAGCACGCAACCGTGATGGAAACGGTTGGGAACACCGTCAGGAACGACGCGAACATAAACGTTCGCGCATTAGCACTGGTGAGGCAATTGCTATCGGCGTAGGTGCCTTCATCCTCGGTGCTGCTGCCAGTCGCAAACCAATAGAAGAACGTGTGGTAGACCGTGAAGTCTATGACCGCGAGTATGAATACCACTATCGTCGCTATCAACAGCGTACTTGCAACGAAGAATACCAACCTTTGTATAATTCTAACGGACAATTCGTGCAATATGTACGGGTCATGAACTGCTATTAATTTTCAAAAATCTTAAATTAGGGCTTGACTTTTGCCACGTTTCGGGGTAGAATGGAATATAAGTTGATGATGAGGTTTTGTGATGTCTGTTTCTAATTCTGAAAAATCCATTCTTGCCAAGCTTCTTGCTTCTGAGAATATCCATATTGAGCATCGCAAGGTTCCGACCGCTGCCTTCGATCTTAAGAATCGCTCACTTATCCTTCCTATCTGGAAGGAAATGTCTGCTGACCTGTATGACTTGCTTATCGGTCACGAAATCGGTCATGCCCTTTACACTCCCTCTGAAGGTTGGCACGGTGCTATAACCGACGGTGGCAACGGCATCAAGTCGTTCCTGAACATCCTTGAAGATGCTCGTATCGAGCGCAAGGTTAAGGACAAGTATCCTGGTATCCGCAAGAACTTCTTCGCTGGTTACAAGGAACTCTTTGAGCGTAACTTCTTCGGAGTTGAAGGACGTGACCTCAACACACTTCGCTTCATCGACCGTGTCAACCTTTATTACAAGGTTGGTGCTTTCCTGAACATTCAGTTTTCGGAAGACGAGAAAGCAGTCCTGCTCCGTATCGATGCTATGGAAACTTGGGAAGATGTCTCGGAACTTGCGACCGAACTCTATGGTCTTGCCAAAACCGAACAGACTCCTGAAGAAACTGCCTTCGATGACATCATGGACCAACTCGGTGCAATGATGGAAGATGACTCTGAAATGGAACCGTCCTCTATCCCTTCTGAGACTTCAGACGAACAGTCCGACGAACAGTCTGATGAACAGTCTGACGGTAACTCCGACGAGTCTGATGAAAAGCAGGAAAGTGAAGGTCAGTCTGCTGATAAGTCAGAAAATTCTGACGATAATAGCGACGATGATCGCTTTGATCCCGATACCTCTGAATGGGATACCGATACTGACTCTGAATCTGACTCGCGTATTCCTGACGGTTCTAACGGTTTCCAGGAAGAACCATATTACGACGAAGATCCTGTCGCTGAGACTGACGAAAACTTTCGCAATCGTGAAGACGAACTGGTCGACAGCGAGTCTCTGCCGTATGTCTATGGCAACCTGACCATGATCAAACCTTCTGATTATGTCATTCCGATGAACACGGTAATTGATAGTATCAAAATCACGGTTCGTCAGGGGTATAATGTTATCGACTCGGAATCCGATGCAACTCAAATTTACAACGAATTCCGTGTGAACAATCAAAAATATATCAACCTAATGGTTCAAGAATTCGAAATGCGTCGTAAGGCATCCGAGTTTGCTCGTGCGACTGTCGCCAAGACTGGTCGTCTCGACACTGACCGTCTGTGGGCACATAAGATTAGCGAAGACCTGTTCGCTCGTAATACGATTATGCCGAACGGTAAAAATCATGGTATGCTTATGTTCCTCGACATGTCTGGTTCTATGGACATGAACATGAAGGGTACGATTGAGCAGTTGGTTACGCTGGCAATGTTTGCTCGTAAGGTTCGCATTCCTTTTGAAGTTTATGGTTTCATTAATAACCAATTTGCTCGCACTGCATTCCCTAAGCATGATCGTGGTTATGAAAATCCTACCACTGGTGCTGGTCTGAACGATCTTCAGATTGCTGATTATAATTTCTTCCTATATCAGTTCCTCGACAGTAGTTGCTCGAGCGCACAGTTTAACAACGCTGTGAAGAAGTTACTGCATCTTGGTAAGGCATATGATAATCGCCGTTCATATGGCAATCAACGGCACTATAAGTACCCTGACCACTTCGGTCTGGGTTCTACTCCTCTTGAAGAATCGATCATTGTTGCCCGTTCGATTGCCGACCAGTTTCGTTCTAAGCATCGTCTAGAAGTTCTATCAACTGTGTTCCTAACTGATGGTGATGGTGACAATAATTTCACTACGAATTCGAAAAGTTATTATGGTCACAGCAATCTGACTGTTGAAGATTCTAAGACCCGTAAGTCGGTTACGGTGAAGTATGATTCCAATACACGTGGTCGTACTGCTTTTTCGACTGCGCTTCTCGAACTCTACGGCAAGGTTACTGGTTCAAGAGTTATCAACTTCTTCATTCTGACATACAGTGAGCGACATACTGCTCGTAATATGTTCAACGATGACTACAATTTCGACCATAAGTGGAGAGCAGAATGGATCAAGGATCGTGTTTTCACTCTCGAAAATCACGGTGGTTTTCACAATCGCTTCCTCGTTCCTGGTGGTAAGAACCTTCAGATCGGTGCTGACACTCTGACGGTTGATAGTGAGAATACGAAGCAAATCTTCCAGGCATTTAAGAAAATGCAGAACGGAAAGCAAGCGAGTCGTGTTCTGCTGACCAAAATGATTCGGGCAGTCGCCTAATGTTTGGAGGAAATTCTATGTTGGAATGGTTTAAGTCTAAGATGCAATGGTTAGGAGGAAAATCTGTGTTGGAACTAATTGGTTTGTTGGTGGTTATGGTCATCACATTTTATGTCTTTGGTGTCGTGTTTTTGCTCGCACTCTCGCTATGGCCACTGTGGTTGATCCTGTTTATTATTTACGTATATCGCAAAAATAGGGCTTGACTTTTGCCACGTTTTAGGGTAGAATGAAATATAATGATTGATAAGGAAAATTTTATTATGGTTGATTTCCCCTCTGAACTTGAAACTCTCGTCTACCTTAAATGGTCGCCTAATGAAAATGGTGTCCTTCGTGCTGTGTACCCTAACGGTGCTGGGTTTATCCTCCTTCGTGGTGAAACCGTTGAATATTATGATTTCTGTAATGACGGTTCTCATGAACTGGTTGAGTCGCGTGAATTGATTATTTCTAAATAATAGGCTTGACTTTTATACCGTTCTGCGGTATATTAATTATATTGATGATGTGAAGGTGAAAAATAATGAATCGTGATGCTTTGGTTGAATACCTTTCTGCCCGTAATAATAATAACGGAATTTTCCGCACCCGTGATCTTGTTGAAGCATCTGATGCTTTGGGTCAGCGGTATCCGTTTTGGTTGGCGACTGATGAGCGTCGTGTAAAACGTGGCACTTATGACCTCTCTCCTCTGATGCTGGGTAACGTTGTCCCGATGCCTGTTCGCGAAACAGCGAAGATTGTCATCGCTCCCAAGTTAGAAGTTCTCATTGAGAACCTCGTTCCTTCGGTCGACAAGACCTATGTTCCGTTCGGTTTCTATAAGGATCTGATTAAGATCCTGAGCGCTGGTGTGTTTTATCCGACGTTCGTCTCTGGTCTGTCGGGTAACGGTAAGACCACTATGATTGAACAGGCATGCGCTAAGTTGAAGCGTGAATGCATTCGTGTTAACATCTCTATCGAAACCGACGAAGACGATCTTATCGGCGGTAACACTCTGATCGACGGTAACGTAGTTTACCGCGAAGGTCCAGTTCTGACCGCCATGAAGCGTGGCGCTGTCCTTATCCTCGACGAAATCGACCGTGGTTCGAACAAGATGATGTGCCTTCAAGCAATCCTTGAGGGTAAACCATACTTCAACAAGAAAACTGGTGAGACGATTTACCCCAAGGCAGGGTTCAACGTGATCGCGACTGCTAACACCAAGGGTCGTGGGTCTGACGATGGCAAGTTTATGTCTGCCCAGATTCTTGACGATGCGTTCCTTGAGCGTTTTGCCATCACCGTTGAGCAGGAATATCCTTCTGCCAAGATCGAAAAGAAGATCGTGATGAACAAGATGGAAAAGGCAGGAAAGGTTGACGAAGAATTCGCTGACAAACTGACCACGTGGGCAGAAATTATTCGTAAGACTTTCTATGATGGTGGTGTTGACGAACTGGTTTCCACTCGTCGCCTTGAGCACATCGTCAATGCCTACGCGATGTTTGGCGACCGTTCTAAGGCAATCCAGTTGTGCGTCAACCGTTTTGACGCCGATACTAAGGCAGCGTTCCTCGACCTCTATAGCAAGGTTGACGTGAATGCCGACCCTGTCGCTGAAACGACTGACAACAATGATTCCTACTTTGACCAAACTGAAGAAATGCCATTTTAAGGAGAAAATATGACAACCGAATACAGATATAATGAAGGTGATCTGCTTCGGCAGATCACTGACTACGTAGATTCCACATATGATGGACACTACTCCCAGAATCAATATCAGGCAACTGAGTTTATCATCGACGGTGGTCATGGTATAGGGTTCACTGTCGGGAATATTCTGAAGTATGCTCAGCGTTACGGTCACAAGGGATCTCCCGAAGACTGGCGCAATGATCTGATGAAGGTTATTCATTATGCGATCATTGCTTTACACGTGCATGACCAAGAATATGAAGACTATGATGACAGCGAACTTGATGATTTCGACGATCATCTGCCTCCTTGGCGAGTAGAGTTTGAAGATGCAGATCCTCTTAGCGATGTTGACAATTCTAATTTTATTCAATCTGAAGGGTTGACTCTTAAGACGACTCTGGGAACAGGCGAATGGAACTATACTGGTATGGGAAGTGCAACAAATACCTTGACTTTCTTTAACAATGACACTATAACTAATGGTGGGACTATTACGTTACCACCTCTCAAAACAACTCTGAATATTAAGGACTAATATATTATGAAGATCTCTAACGAAACTCTCGCTGTTCTAAAGAACTTTGCCTCGATTAATACGAACATTGTCGTTCGCGAAGGTTCAGTTCTTGCGACCGTGAGTGAAGGTAAGAACATTCTGACTCTTGCCACTGTATCCGAATCATTCCCTCGCGAATTCGCAGTGTATGATCTGCCTAATCTCCTCGCTCTTCTCAGCATCTGGGATGAACAAGACATCGATTTTGAAGAGTCGAGCATGTTCCTTCGCAAGGACAAGTCAGAATTCGAGTATGGTTATGCTGATCCCTCGGTTGTTACTGCTGCTCCGTATAAGACTCTCGAGATTGATCCGTTCTTCACCTTCAAGATGACTTCTGCTGAAATCGGTATGGTTCAGAAGGCAGCGTCCATTCTTTCTGCTCCGACGATGAGCGTTGTCTCAAAGGGTGGTAAGGTAACTCTGACTGTTAGTGACCCTGCTAATCCTCGTGCGAATGCATTCCGTCGCGAACTCGACAATAATGCAGATGGTGACTTTGATTGCCGACTGAAGGTTGAGAATCTGAAGGTTATTGCTGATGACTATGAGGTAACACTCGGAAAGAAGAAGGCAATGCACTTTAACAACCTGACCAAGAAGTTGGAATACTGGTTGGCAATGGAACCCTCGTCGGTCGTATAAGGATAAGAACATGCAAAAATTAGAAATTACTTTCAATGCGCGAGTTCCATATGATGCTGATGAAACTGGTCGAGCAACCTCTATTGAATTTACTACGGGTAGTGTCGATGAAGTCATCCGTCAGTTTAATAAGTTCCTGATTCTCAATGATTGGGATGTTCAAGTGGAGAATCCAAGTGCATGATAATCTACCAACAGTTGTTCCGAGTGTAGTCTTTAAGACTCGCGTTCGAGACGAATCCATCGAGGGTGATAATCCTTATCGCTGGGAAGATGTAACATCGTTCGATCTGTTTGCAGGCAAACGTGTTATTCTATTTTCGCTTCCTGGAGCATTCACTCCTACTTGCTCGACATACCAACTTCCTGGATTCGACGAACTGGCGATGCGTTTTTACTCTTATGGTATCGACGATATCTACTGCCTATCAGTTAATGACTCGTTTGTGATGAATAAGTGGGCAGAGTCGCAAAACCTTGAGTACGTTAAGGTTATCCCTGATGGTTCTGCAGAGTTTACTCGTGGTATGGAAATGGCGGTTTACAAGGATAATCTTGGATTCGGTGTTCGTTCTTGGCGTTATGCAGTTATTGTAGACAATGGTAAGATCGAAAAGTGGTTTATCGAACCTGGAAAAGAAGATGACTGTGAGACTGATCCGTATGGCGAGACTGATTCAACGACTATCTTGCATTGGTTGCAAGCGAATTCTTAATTGAGTTGTTATTGGGTGGTGGTCGAACTGCCACTCAATTTTTTTATTATGGAGATTATTATGAGCAATGAACAGTTCCTGTGGGTCGAGAAGTATCGCCCTCGTAAGTTGGATGACTGTATCCTACCAGATGCACAATTGAATACCTTCCGCCAGTTTGTTGAATCTGGTGAAATTCCTAACATGCTTCTCTGTGGTTCTGCGGGTGTTGGTAAGACTACCATCGCTCGTGCAGTCTGTGAAGAACTTGGGTGTGATTATATTATCATCAACGGTTCTGATGAGCGAAATATTGAAACACTAAGAGTTAAGATTACAGAGTTTGCTTCTTCGGTTTCTTTCAACGGTAAACCTAAGATCGTAATTCTTGATGAGGCAGATTACCTCAACCCAAACTCAACGCAACCTGCGCTTCGTGCGTTCATAGAACAATACTCAAACAACTGCCGATTTATCTTTACCTGTAATCTCAAGGATAAGATTATCTCTCCTCTGCATAGTCGTTGTGCAGTCATCGAATTTAAACTTACCAAGGCAGACCGTCCGAAGATGGCAGGTCGTTTCATGAAGCGATTGACCGACATTCTTCGTGGAGAAAATGTCACCTTTGATGAGAAGGTGGTTGCCCATGTTCTCAAGAAGCACTTCCCAGATTATCGTCGTGTCTTGAACGAACTGCAACGCTATAGTGTTGGCGGCACCATTGACGAGGGTGTTCTTAATACTACTCGCGATCTTGATATGAAAAGTCTGCTGACGTATCTTCAAGGTAAAGATTGGGCGAAGATGCGTGCTTGGGTCGTTGATAATATGGATAGTGATCCTAATGCGATCATTCGTAAGATCTATGACAGTTATCTTGATGAGTTTAAAAATATTTCTACCATTATTCTTCTTCTCGCAGATTATCAATACAAGTCAGCATTCTCGGTCGATCAGGAAATTAATCTGGTTGCATGTTTGACTGAAATTATGGCAACTGCGGTGTGGAAATGACAGAAGCAATCCTAGAAGGTTTGGGTGAACCTACTAAGATTTACAATGCAGAAGATTATGTTGAGAAGGTTGCTAAGATAAGCCCATTTGCGTTTGTTAAGAATATCAATCAACAAAAGAATCTTATTGTAGATGAGCGATCGGAGAAACAATACAACCCATATATTATTAATCGAGCACTTTCACTAGATCGAGAGACTATCGTCCAAGCAAACGAGATGAATTCTCGACCCCACCTAGAGCATGCTCTACAGAATGCATTTCTTATAAATACTATTAGGGCAAAAAACCGTTGGAATGAATGGTTAAAACCTAAAATGAATGCTGATGTAGAGTTGATCAAAGAGTATTATGGTTATAGCAATGTAAAGGCTCGCCAAGCACTCGCAATTCTCTCTGAAGAACAAAAACAATACATAAAAGAGAAATTGTATAAAGGTGGTACTAAATGACTGAAGATTTTTTCGACATTAACTTTCCTGGGTATGCTCCACTAGAGATAACTCTTAAAACTCCCGATGACTTTCTAAAGGTTCGCGAAACTCTTTCGCGTATTGGTGTAGCATCGCGGAAGGAAAAGACTCTTTTCCAGTCCTGTCATATTCTACACAAACAAGGCAGATACTTCATTGTTCA